TGTTCCGGCTCCAGTTAATAACATCTTGGATGGTGTTTGCTATCGCGTTATTATTTGTTTGGTTGGAGCCGAGGACAACGGTACTCATAGAGCTAGACGTAGCTACCGCGCCCGTTACATTAGTCATTTTCTGCACTCCCTGATTATCAAACACGCGCCATCCAAGATTATCGGTATACTCCACCTTTTCATCTGCGGCTAAATTACCTTTCCATAAAATGCGCTCTGTACCACTGGAGTCATATCGAAGCGTTATGTTTTGGGCGAAATAGAAATGACCGAAACTAAACTAACAATAAGACCATTTGAGACTAAATCGGCTAACGGTTCTTATGTTGACATTAACTCAGATTTTAATATTTGGAAAATGAGAGAGCCGTATTTTGGAACTGTGAGAATTACGGACGATCTGCTAAACGACGCGATTGCGGGACTTCCGCAACAAGAGAAGGTCGCATTTCTGCAACAGCTTTTCGGTAAAGACTGGCAGGAACATTATCAAGGATGAACATCTCTTTCAAAGTACGCGGTGTCAAAGCTGTTCAATCCTTCCTCGCGTCTGTCCCTCGCGGGGCGTTGCGGGTTGTATTGCAGGCGTTTACCGATTACGTCATAGGCAACGACGCGCACGGGCTAAGACATAATGAGCCGTATAAGTACGTTAGCAGAAAGGCGGCGGGGTATAAAACATCCCCCGCACAGATACGATTCTTTTTTGCTACCGGTATTTGGAAAAGCGTAAATGGGAAGGTAGTATTAAATCCATACACCCGCACAAACGAAACATCGAAGGCGTGGAAATCCGTGCCGTCCTCTAATGCGTACCAGATGAAGATCGTCAACGAAAAAGAGAGCGCATACTACACTAGAGACGACAAGGGACAGGCTAGGCAACCCGCTAAGGTCGGCTGGCGCAAGGTTACACAGGTACTTGCAGATAACTACCTCGGCGGTATTCGGGCAGGGGTGCAGGCGTTCAATAAATGGTTGAAAGAGAAAGGAAAGTAGGCTTGCGGAATTTGGCGGGAGGTGGTATAAGATAGATAGTTATTATTTGCCTGAGAGGTCTAAAGGTGAAGTTTTGCGGATTAAGCCCGCAAGTGGTATCTAATACGTTTCGTTCTAGGCGATACCAGCCACAACTCCGAAACGTCGCAGGTTCAAATCCTGCAATAATAATACAATCTAGTTTACTTGTCAGATAGCCACAGGCGCAGGTGATGCGATAACGGCGAAAGGGCAAATGTAAGCAAAACGCAAATAGGCTAATGTAGCGGCGTGTTGATTCTCGAATTGTCGAGGATTGACACGCCGCTTTTAATTTTGAGGTTACATGGAATTTATAAAAGCAGTACAAGGCGAGAATGGAGAGTGGACGCTCGAAGTCCTCGGCGTTCCCTTTGGCAGTCCTAACGATAGAGACTCAGATAAACAATACTTTGACGCTGAAACCAACATCCACGCTGACAAGTTCCCGACCATCCCCGCCGTTTATTATCACGGCAGAGACCCGCAAGGGCAACCGATGGAAAAGCCTGAATACTTCGGAACGGCGAAATTTAGCCACACCGACACACAGGGGCATTGGTACAGGGTTGTTCTTGATAAGACAAAAGAACTAGCTGGGCGGGTTTGGGAAGCGGCAAAACAAGGATTTGCTAGAGCGTCAAGCGGCTCTGCCCCTCACCTCGTGAGGATTGGGGACAACGGACATATAAAAGAATGGGCGGTGATGGAGTTGTCCGTGTTTGATGCGGTTGGAAATCGCCAACCGTCAAACCGCCATGCGGTAGCAATACCCATGCTGAAAAGCATGTACAAAGAGGCAGGCATTGAATTACCAGAAGAACAACAGCCAGAGGCGTCGGAAAGCGCGGCTGATAATAACCAACCTAAAAACGGAGAATTTGAAATGGAAGAAAACAAAGTACAGGAATTGATTGACAATGCCCTAAAGGCGCAGCGCGAAGCCGACGCCGAGGCACAGAAAGCAGCGAAGGCGCGTCAGGATGAAATCGACGCCGAGGTGAAAAAGCAGGTTGAAGCCGTAAAAGCCGAAGCCGCCAAGAATCGCCGCCTCCCTGATTACGATGGTGTAGCCCCCTACGCCACCAAGTACAACGACAGCAAGTTTGACAGCTTGACCGCTGGTGAATTGTCATTGGGTATTGAAATACTTCGTGGCAAGGGTCAGAAAGTCAGTGACCGCGCTATTAAGTCCCTCGCCTTGAAACTTATCAGCGAGAACGCGAAAGACGAATCACGCGAGAAGGATTTGAACTATATCAAGTCCGCTATGCCTGCCCAGATGCTTAATGAGGAGGCTTTGAAAGCCGCCGAAGTTATGGCGACCTCAGACAGCGGCAACGGTTCGGACTGGATCGGTACGGCGTACAGTTCCGAGTTGTGGCGTTCAATCCGTCACGCGGGTGGCATTGTTGAAAAACTGCCATCCGTTGTAATCCCCGATGGTTACTCTAGCGAGTACTTCCCACTGGAAGATGTTGACCCGACTTGGTACAAGGTCGCTGAAACCACCGCCGAAGATTCCACTATGAAAGTCCCTGCCGCGTCCATTCCTTCCTCGAAGGCTGGTACTGGTACGAAGCAAATCACCGTTTCAAAAGCCGGTGCGCGTGTGATGTACTCCGGTGAATTGACCGAAGATTCCATCGTCCGCTTTGCTCCCCAGCTTCGTGAACAGTTGATGATTTCGGGACAAGAATTGATGGAAGCGTTTGTTATCAATGCCGACAGTGAAGCTGGCGCAACCACGAATATCAATGACATTGGTGGAACTCCTGCCGCTACTGATTGGTTCATGCTTGGCAACGGTTTCCGCAAGTTGGCTCTCGTAACAAACACCGCTAATAGCCGCTCGGCTGCCGGTGCTTTGTCCATTGAGGACTACCTCGAAACTATGAAGCTGATGGGTACTGCTGGAATCGCCGCCTCCGACTTGTCCAAGTTGTTCTTTGTGGTTGATCCTAACGTCCACTTTGCCAACATGACCCTCCCCGAAGTCAAGACCCGTGACGTGTTCTCTGCTGCGACCATTGAAAATGGTTTCCTGAAACGCGCTTACGGTGTGGAAATCATGCCCTCATGGCAGTTCCATAAGGGCGCAACTGGCTTGAAAGCTAATACCGCTGGTAAGGTTGACCTTGACACTCAGGGTAATAACACTCGCGGCGCGATTCTCTGCGTCCGCCCCGACCAGTGGAAGATGGCTTACAAACGCCGCATGACTATCGAATTGACCCGCTTCGCCAATAGCGACAGCTACGAAATTGTGGCTCTTGCTCGCTTTGGTCTCGGTTATCGTGACACCGAAGCCTCGGCTATCTCCTACAACGTAGGTATTTAGTAATTCATGGGCGGGGCGCTTAGCCCCGCCCATTATGGAGAAACAAAATGAAGCAACTTTACAATCAGCAAATTAATACCGTCCGTTCTCAGATTGTCAATATTGACAACGGCGCGGGAACTACCCTTGACGAAGCCTTGTTCAATGTCGGCGCAAAGGGCGGGCGTTTGGTTCGCGTGTATGCTATCTATAACGAAGCCGCCGGAACGGTCGCGGGTGCTAACTATAAACTTGGCTCCGCCGCTGGCGGCGCGCAATACGTAGCTGCTACTGCTTACACTGATAACGCCGCAGTTGGCGCGGTGACATCTGGCACTATTGTAGAAGATGTCCTTGCCCCCAATGCAACTGTTTTCCTTCGCCATACTGGTATCGCCACCACTGCCGCCGGGCAGGTTTTCGTCTGTGTAGAGTGGGTATCCAATGGTTAAGGTTCGATTCCTTCAAGACTTCGGCGGACGCGAAACAAAAGAACAGTTTTTCCGCAAAGGCGAAGAGTGGGAGTTTGAATCAGAAATCGCCTTACGCCTTGTTTCAGATGGACGCGCCGAATTGGTGAAAGTTATTGAGGCTAAGAAGCCTGAAAAGAAGGTGAAGGATGAATAAACAAGTTGTATCCTACACTACCAGCGCGGGCGGCGCGGCAACGGCTCAAAGCGTTACTGTAAACGGTAAGCTGTACGCTGTCGCTTATGTGCCGGGTACTACTGACACTGGCGCAACCATTACACTCACCTGCGAGAGTGATTTATCAAAGCCATTACTCACAAAGGCGACTGCGGGAACTACTAATACATGGTTTTATCCCCGCGATTTAGTTCATGCCGTCGCTGACGGTGCAGCCCTGACAGGTACGGCGGGCGGGGATCGTGCGCTCCCCGTTCTTGATGGTGCA